GTTCCGTTGCAGCGTGGTGCTTGAACTGTAAGCCCAAGACGACACTACGATTTGGGTGTCATTATAGGTCAGCGAGTGAGTCAGGATGTCAGAGTCGGGGATGACGTATGTCTTCATTCTCTCCCATTCACTTGGAATGAAAACTCGTGAAGTGGGGATAAACCCACCGAATTTGGCATTTTCCTCCATCCACTTTGCAAACCTGTTGGGTGCAAGGTCGTGAATAAATTGGAAGTTCATGAAGATTTTAGTCTCGTCTGTGTAAGGAAGTAGGTAGTCAGACCACTGAGTCATCAGTGAATCACCTTTCACTCCCTCGTAGCGCAAGCATGTTGTGGGTCCTTGCGGAATTGACAGCGCACCAGACAGTGACACTCTGGTTCCAGCAGCGGTGGTTACGGGTACGTCGTACGTGAACGCGGGCCTGCCCTTGGTGTTCAGGTTGGTAGGCGCTTTGAAACCGTCAAGGTAGAACCAGATCTTACGGTTCAAACCCTCAGGTAAGAAATCATCAAACTGGGTTTCAAAATTGTCACGAACTGCTGCAGCTTCAACCCTGAGTTTTGGATTTGTAAACACTGGGTTCATGAAGCGGAATGGATTGCTGTGAGTTGCGTTCGCAAGCATAGAGGCAATCCTGACACGTGTGATCACTCCAGGTTGGAGCGGATTTTGAAGGGACATCAGTAGGAATAGTACAAGGTGGGGTCTATGATCTAAGTGATCATCTTCATCGAGGGTACGATAGAACTTATCTTGTCGCGCGTCGTGAAGCTGGTGAATGACATTCCAAGGCATAGTTACTCCTTTCGCTGAGTAGGCATACTTCTGGAGTTCACTTACAGGATAGGTTGATGTGGGGATACGCTTGGGCACCCATGCAATTCCAACTGATCCTGAGAACAGTGGATTTCCTACAACTGTGAAACAGAATAACAGGGATCCAGTGTAACGCTCGTGGAGTGACCCATAGGCACGGATATAGTTGTTTATGTATGGGTTATTACGGATGGCATAGGGTATCTGAGCAATAATGGATCCAGCTGGCAAATCGGCGTTTATTTCAATCTCGGTGTCAGAGTCTAGGAATTGTTGGTGTATCAAAGACTTGATATCGAATTGAATGCCTCCCACAGTTGTCATATCAGGAGCTCCAATTGGGTTGAGTTGGTGTTGTTGTGCTCCAGCGACGCTGGCTATAACATCTTCTCCAGAAGATGTCATAGCGGGTACCTGAGCTGTTGGTTGAGGATTGGGTTGGGAAGGTACTTCAGAAATACTTTGCGCCTGAGCAGCCTGATTCATAGTGGCTGGTTCAATAGGTATGTCGGCATTAGACTTTACCGCCAGGTTTTTCAAAGTTCTCTCCATTCGCTCACTCAGAGCCAGAGAAGCCTGCATGAGTTCGATGCGCTTCTTCTGTATGTATGGGTGATAAGTATCGTTTTCGGAATCTAAGAATTCTTGGTATATAGAAGACTTGGTGTCGAATTGAATACTTCCCACAGTTGTTGGTTGAGGATTGGGTTGGGATGGTAATTCTGCTGCGTCCTGGGCCTTGGGCTCAGTTGACATATCTGCGTTTGATTTTACCATTAGGTCTTTCAAGGAATCATCTAGCTCCTCAACTAGTGTTTCCTGCTC